GGTTTGGTGATAGCGCTTATGATAACGCCCCTTACCAAACAGTAGAGGAGGGGAGTGAGGCAGAGGAGACTTGGAACCGCCTCATGTCTCTTGATTGGTCAGGGGTCAACCTGCTAGGTATCGAGGGTGATTATTATGACGCCACCCTTGAGCCCGCTTGCTCCTCCGGTCAATGCACTATCCAATGAACGCCGCAATCGTCCTCATCCTCATTTTCCTCTTTGGCTTCTTCTCTGATTGGATAGCTGAGGTGATGGGGGATAACTTATGGGCGCTGTCAATCATCCTCCTCATCCTGTATGGAGTGATGACAAGCTAAGATATATTCTTACCTCTTCGCTTGCGCATATATTCACGCGCTTTCTTTAAGCGCTCTTCGCGTTGCTCAGGTGTTTCGTTTGCTCTCCGCTTGCGCTGATTTTCACGCTTTTTCTTTAAGCGCTCTTCGCGTTGCTCAGGCGTTTCGCTTGCTCTTTGCTTATGATAGAGCTTGCGCATACGTTCACGCGCTTTCTTTAAGCGCTCTTCGCGTTGCTCAGGTGTTTCGCTTGCTCTTTGCTTATGATAGGGCTTGGGGTAGCGCTTGCGCATATATTCACGCACTTTCTTTAAGCGCTCTTCGCGTTGCTCAGGTGTTTCGCTTGCTTTTTTCTTCTGATAGTACTTGCGCATATATTCACGCTTTTTCTTTAAGCGCTCTTCGCGTTGCTCGGGTGTCTCGTTAGTATTCAAAGCTTTATCAGGGTGATAACGTATGCCCCACCACGTCAGGGGGCTGTTAGACGACCAGCTTAGCCTCAGAGTAGCCAAGGCTTAAGATGACCTTGTGGAGCTCATCAAGCTCATCAGCGCTTGCCTCCTCTTGGGCGATATGCCACAGGGCAACCGTGAAGGACTCGACATCAAGCCAGCTCTCCACGGCGTTCCCTTTGCTCTTAATTAGCGCCATCTTCTCAGGGTGCCACTCACTCTCAACTAGCTCGCCAAAGTCTTCATCAAAGCGCCCCATTGTAGCCACGTCAATCAATCGGGTGACAACGTGTTGAGGAGAGGGGCGCTCACTCGCTGGGATGTCAACGAGAGCGGGAGGGATGTGAGGGTCAGCGGGTGGGGCGCTGTCAACCGCCTTATGCTGTGATGGTGGAACAGGCTTGGGTTGAGTCGAGACCTTGTGGAGCTCCTCGCCTAAAGAGTCAGCGCTTATCATAGCCCGCTCATCGTCAGATATGCTCATGTTGTCTGCAAGCTCATCAGGTGAGTAGATACCACTTACCGCGTCAGGATAGGTGGCGCGTAGCATAAGGGTGAGCGCTCGCGCTCTTAACATCTGCATTGGCATTTGCTGCCAGTTGCGATTGCGGGTGAGCCCCTGAGCTTGAGCCATTTGGATGGTGTAAGTGAACGTATGAACAACGCTCTCAGGCTCATCATTTCGAGCGCAAGTATAGGTGCAGTGGTCATGGTCCCATGAGCTTATGACCATGTAACGACATAAGCCAGACCTCCTCACCACGCCCGCCATAGCGTCAGCGTTTAAGCTGGGCTTACCCTTAAGCATATAGGCGTTATTCTGTGTGATAGCCATATCACCGCTGAAGTGAGCGCCAAAGGCGGCGTGTAACCTGAGACAGTCTTGAGGACGGTCACTGATGAGGGTTGCAATCTCTTTGGCTTGGTCGAGTGTAGTTGGTGTGTAAATACCCATGATGTTTCCTTGGTTGGTTGGTGTGTTGGTTGGGTTGGGTTAGATGTTTAGTTTAAGGCGAATATCAAGGCGCTCCACGCGCTCGCTTTGGGGTTGACCTCGCGTGATGTACCAAGCGCGAGCGATGTTAAACCAAGAGCGCTGAGTGATCTTAAATGGGCGCCCTAGGTCTTTGCTGACGTGACCCTCAAGCTCATACTTGAGCCCGTTGTGATAATCGTCAGGGTTAATGGGGTTCACGGCGTCATATATAGAGAGGTGCTTTAGAAGGTAAGCGATCTCATCAGGTTGTAGATGACGGTCACAGAAGGGCGCGGGCTCATACGGTTTAGGCGCGGGTTTAGCGGCTGACTTTACACCATCATAAATAGTATAGAGTAAGCCCACGATCAGCATGAGCGCCATAATTACAGCCGGATCAATGTAGTTCATCACTTGCTCCTCAGCTCATCAAGCTCAGCCTCAGCCCTAGCTAAGCGGTCATGGCGAGCGACTGTGGTGAACATGTCAGGCGTGTAAGTCTTCCCAGTGCAACGTGAGGCAGCTACAGCCAAAGAGGAAGCAATGTGAATACTTGGGATAACTTCACAAGCGAGTATGCGGTAAAGGTAGGTGACTGAGACTTGAGCCTCACTAGCAAACGCGCTCAGTGAGTAGCGCTCGACCTTGAGGTCATTCTTTAATTTATCCTTGAAAGTCATCTTGACTCCTTATCTGTTGTGGATGGTCAACACCTACTAGCTTTTTTACACTCTGTCAACAATAAATGTACACTCAGTGTATAAAAAGCATAAACTGAGGGTAGACTATTTATACCCTATGTGTAAATGCAGGGTTGACCCACGGTGACACTTATGGCAAAGATGAACGCCCAACCAACACAATGGAGCTCTGATGAAAGAGATCGACGTAAGGAAAGCGATAGGGCTAGACCCTGATTTAACCACGGCTCAGAAGTACACTCTCATCATGATGTGTCTTAAGCTCGACTGGGAGACGTGGACAGGAAGAGTCAGCGCCCTGGGCATCAGCAAGATAAGCGCCCAAAGCGACCGACAGGTCAAGAGACACCTGAGCAAGCTCAAGGCTTCAGGGTGGATCATGAGGATAAGTGACAGGAGGACTGACAAACCTCAGCTCAACCACAGGTCAGACACGGCGCTCAACACCCTCAAGGCTCAAGCCATCCTCTCCACCTATAGTGTCAATTGTGACACTGTGGGTCACAGTGACATATTGGGTAACAGTGGCGAAAGTGTCACAGTAATGGACAGTGACATAATGGGTAACAGTGGCGAAAGTGTCACCATGGGATACCTAAAGTGTCACAGTAACAGTGGCGAAAGTGTCACCATTGAGGACAGTGACATAAAAGGTAACAGTGGCGAAAGTGTCACCATGGCTGACCCAAAGTGTCACAGTAACAGTGGCGAAAGTGTCACCATGACAGTGGCGAAAGTGTCACACAATATAAACTATATTCAACCTATAAAAACTATAGAAAACAAAAACAGCAGCTCTGAGGACGATGAGGCAGGGCTAGACCCAGCGCGCGAGCGCGAGGAGGAAGACCGGGCTGAGAATTGGGATGACATCATGAGCCGTCATGAGCCTCCTGAGCCGGTGGAGTTCCAAGACGGTAAGTTGTTTTATTTATCTCATATAAAAGATGAGACTGAATACAGAAGACAAGTTCAGGCATCTATTGACCACAATAAAGCCTATGACATCAGGCGGGCTCTCGTTGCTGCTAATGGTGAGCTATATAGCTTGATGATCTCAGAGCGCATCTCACCAAGGTCAGCCATTGATTGGGTGACAATCCAAGCGTCAGGGGAGCTCCCTGCTGTCAAGACTCAACCCGTCCCACCTCCAAAGCCGACCACAATTGTGGTGACTCCTGAGCGTCAAGAGGAGATACTCAAGGCTGATCTGGCTTGGATGAATCCAAGCTATAGAGGCACAAAGACGAATGGAGATGGATGGTGATTGACTACCACAGCATTGACGCTGAAAACTTCCCAGCTTCTGAATGGGTGAGCTCGTCAGGATATCTGACCACCACCCCCCTCCCGTACTGTGGAGAGTGTCAAGAGGGGATTGTATATGAGAAGCCCCCACCACCAAGCGCACCCATCGCCCGCCGTTGTCCTCTGTGTACTCCTCTCAGGGATAGGCTCAAGCGACTAGAAGACGCTCGCCTCCCCTTCCTAGCTCATCAGCACACCTTGAGCTCTTATGAGTGGGATTCTCCCAAACAACGGGAGAGGGTGGGCGCAATACTCGATTGGATTCATGGCAAGACTGACCCCATCGATAAGCCCGCGGTCATGCTGTATGGAAAGCCCGGTAATGGCAAAAGTATGATCCTTCACATCCTAGCCAAACACGCCATCTTCCAAGGCAAGCGAGCGCTGTTCATATCACATGAAGCTCTCTTTGCTGACATCAGGTCATCATGGAGCTCTAAAACAATCAACCTCCATGAGATGCTTGAGAAGGTTGACTTGCTTTGTCTTGACGAGCTTGGGGGGCTAGGTGGCGGTGGCAGGTGGTCAGACTGGTACAAGTCACAGACTAGAGAGATGATAGGGGCTATCTATGACCGCTGGGCTTCTAAGACTCTTAGCGTGATACTCACCTCTAACCTCACGCCTCAGACCATCACCCAAGATTTATGCGATAGGAACAGCGCCGTGAGGTCACGGCTCAGCTCAATCTTTGGCGCTCCTGTTCAGATGGTGGGGAGAGACAGGCGAGCGGGTAAAGATGACGGGTGGGGTTGACAGGCTAGGCTAGGGGGAGTACACACACTCATGTAGTTTTTGCCTTAATCGAGCGCGACACTTGCCGGTCCAATCGCCAGTCGCTCGTTTGGGGGTTGGAAGCCTCTCAGCTTGCTGAGGGGCTTTTGTTTTAGATGGATGGGGTTGACAGGCTAGGCTAGGGCAAGTAGTGTGCCCTTGTCGAGCGCCGTGACCTCTTGGTGCTCGATGGGTTGTGAGCCTCCTCTCTCTGCGTGATTCCGGCAAGAAACTTCAGAGATTGGGGGCTTTGTCTATTTCTAGGAGAGCGCTATCTTAAGCATCCTATCCATTCCCTCGATACTCTTAATGCAGTCACGAGCGGCGGCGGCGTAGTACCTCATTTCAGCTTGGGCGTGGTTATCAAGCCTCAGCTGTAGGAAGTGTATGAGCGCGTGAAGAGAGCAGCTCCAGAAGCACTCACTCATAAGAGACAAGGGCAACACGGCGCGGGCTTGCTCTTTAGCTACTCCCATAGCCAACAGCTCACGATAAACGCAAAAGTTTGCGGCGCTCGCCCTCTGATAAAGTAACTCGACCGATAACGCGGCGTGGTCTGGCATAGCGCCCCCTGACCCTTGCTTCACCTTCTCTGAGCTCTCGCGCCATTCTGAGGGTTGCCACACATCACCCTCAAACTCTACATATCTCCCGCTGATCTCATTCCAAGCGCACCCCACTTGATGCTTCATCCATTGGCGCAAGATGAAGATGGGCGCCTTGATGTGAAATTGAAATTGAACGTGTCTAAATGGTGAGGTGTGCTTATGGGTCCACAGGTACTCAATAAGCTTCCAATCCTTCTCACTCATCTCCTCTGAGCGCTTACCCATTGACACCCTAGCGCTGTTCACCACTGACAAGGGTGAGCCCATGTGATCGACCAAAGAGACAAAGCCGCCCTGTGTTGTTATTTTGTTTTCAATCATGTAACCTCTTTCACGGTTGGATGTATGTACCCATAGGGCGGGGGTTGATGTTTAATTGACGCCATTGACCCTCGCCCGCCTTAAATAATGGAGAGAGAATGAACCATATTATCTTGATTGGCAATGTAGGCAAGGACCCCGCCGCGAGAGGTCAAGAGCGAAACATCGCCAGCTTCTCCCTTGCTGTTGATGAGCGCCGCAAGGGTGGAGAGAAAATCACCCAGTGGTTTAATTGTGTAGCCTTTGGGCGTACAGGTGAGAGCATCATAAGCAACGTGACCAAGGGCTCAACCGTTGCCATCACCGGCAAGCTAAAGACCAACACATGGGAAAAGGACGGGGTTAAACAACAAGACGTTGACGTCATCGTGAACACTTGGGAGTTTGTGACAGGCAAGCCCAAGCACAACGCCATAGGCAATCAGGGAGCTCCTACTTGGCATCCTGACAGCGACAAGTGGGGCTGACTAATAACCTGACTAATGGACAAGCGGATGACGGACATTGAAAAATTAGAGAAGATGGGAGAGCGCCTAGTGTTTATGAGGCGCCGCGCTATATCAAGAATCATGAGGGTCTTTCGCCTTAGCCTTGATGATGCTCAGGATATTTATCAGGACACCTGCATTTATCTCTTGGATAAAGGGTGGAGGCGTTTAGACATGTATGGATGTATTGACGCCGCAATCATGCACACCACCAAGCTCAGAGCTATCAACCACTTCAGGGATCAAAAGACCAAAGACGATAAGCACCTTGAGATATTTAAGACTAGCCAACATCCAACCAACAGCACCCCTAAGAGCTGGGACTTTGAGATTGACAGGGAGGTGCTCAAGGCTGAGATGGCTAGTCATTTTAAGACGCGAGGGCAAAAGATAGCAGCTCAACATTTCTTTGATGAGGGGCTCAACAGGAATGAGATCGCCCGTGACTATGGTGTCAATTTAAATACTATTCAGGGTGGCTTTAGGAGCGTGAGGCTCTACTTGAGGAAACATCATGGCTAAGAAGAAAAGCAAAGAACAGCTTGAGGCGCTTAAGGGCTTGGCTCAGCGAGAAGTGATTAAAGATGAGACCATCAACGCACGCGCACAGGACCCTAGGTTCTTGGAGATGTTGGAGCGAATTAAGGACGGTCAATCAATACGCGGCGCTTGTGGTCTATCTAAGTTCAGCAAGGCAACTCTCTACCGTTGGATGGATAAGCACCCTGAGATTAAAGAGCTTGTTGAGGAGGCTCTTGATGAGGGCTTTGGGACAATCGAGCTCAACCTCATGAGGTCAGCTTCACAGAGTGATGATAAGGACTGGCGGGCGCTCTCTTGGATGTTAGCCCGGCGCTTCCCTGCTGAGTATGGTGAGAAGAAGGAGCTTGAGATAACCGCCAAGAAAGAGGACGGTATCCCTGAAGTGATCGCCATGATTGAGCAGACTAACGCCATGATGGTAGATGAGCCCAAAGACGACTAAAGCATGAGCCGCCCCCCCCACCCTCATAGGGGAGGCAAGCCCAAACAAAAGAGCGGGATTGTTATGACACAGAATAAACTTCAGATCAACCGCCCATCTCTGACCTCTACTTGGACTAAAGCCCAAATGGAGGCGGCTGCGGTTCGCATCCATCAGCGCTTCCAAGGTTTGTTGGTCTCGATTATCGAGAGCGCTGACTGGGCAAACTATCGCCTGACCAAGAACCCTATAGAGGCGGGGCGCCCTGCCTTCCCTGAGCCGGGGGAGTATTGCGACCTCATACTTCAAAAGAGGAACGGTGAGGCGGTTGTCGCGTTAGAGGTCAAGACTAAGCACGCTAAGATAGATGACCGCCGCCCCATTTGGTCAATACTCGATGAGGTGCTCGACAGGATGGGTCCCAAGCTCACCAAGCTTCAAACCATAGCTCATGAGGGGGATGCCCTGTGGGTGGTGGCGCTTGGCATATATCGCGCCCCCTTCCAAGCGGCGGCGGTCAACTACTCCACGCCGTGGGAGGTGGTGATGGTTTGGGGGCGTGACGTTGGAAGGGATTCCCCCATGAGTCGAGCCCGCTGGCATAGCTTGAACGACCTTGACAAAGCTATATGTGACTTCACTGACCCTCAGCTTTTTTGGTCAGTGGCTTCATTACCTCGCAAGTCACCACCCTCCCCTAACGTGACCCAAGACCTTGAGGAGCTCATAGCACACAGCAAGCTCCCTCATGAATGTAAGCTCGCCCTCCTCGCTGTCATGAGCTTTCCTGAGGAAGAGATTGGCATCAGGACTTATATGAAGCGATACGCCACCGCTGAGGTCAGCGCCTATAAGCTTCAACACTGGGCGCTCTTGATGGCTGAGGCGGGGGTCATCAGGGGATACAAGAAGGGGCGGCGCTCTCATCAGCTCACAATTGATGAGCCCACCCTCAGAGCTTACCTCAAGGATATGTGATGAGCACTGAGCCCGCCCTTGAGCTCAATGAGCTTCAACGTGAGATCATTGCAGGTATCAGGAGGAAACAGCACATTATAGCCGCCCGTTGTGGGTGGGGTAGCGGTAAGACCTCCTCTCTTATCTTTGCCTTATGGTTCTTGAGTAAGACGCGCCCCGGTACTACCTCCCTCCTCATCACCGACACGAACCCGCGCTATAACTCCGTGTTAATGCCTGAGATTCAAAAGTGGTTAGCTCCTCGCGGGTGGACATATAACCACACTCTCCACAAGTGGACAGACAACCACACGGGCTCAAGCGTCCTTTGCCGTTCTTACTATAGACCGGGCACTAGGAGCGCTGAACACAACCCACTTGAGGGGATCAACGTGACCTCAGGGGTTGCCCTCATAGATGAGTGTCAAACCTTGGGCGCTGAGGTAGCTCACAAAGCGCTAGGGCGCTTGAGGTCAGGACCATCACCCACCTTGATCTTGGTGGGTCTCCCAGTGGCTGACGCTTGGTGGTGTCAGATGGCAGAGCAAGCCAAGGTTGCCCCCCTCCTCTTCACCTCATACGTTAATCAGAACAACTTGAGCGAGGCGTGGTTTGAAGCCACCAAGCTCCTCCCTGAGGCTGAGCGTGAGGCTATGGTGATGAATAAGCCAAAGCCACCAAGCGGGTTAGTCTATCAAGAGTTTAGCTCTGAGGATCATGTGATTGATGACTTCAAATATCATCCTGACATGAGCGGAAGGATTGCCATAGATTGGGGCTTTAGAAAGCCGAGCGTCTTGATTATCGTTTATGATGAGGCGCGTGAGGCGAGCGTCATAGTGCATGAGTTTAACCCCCAAGAAGTCACCATCACTCAGCTCAGTGAGATGATATTGAGGGTGGCTTATCCTCGCTCACTCAGGAGCTCCGCACCCGGTCCCAGGATATGGCTTGACTCAGGATGTGCAGATAAAGCGGGCAAGGCTAGGAGTGATCAGACAGGGCGCTCAGCCTTCCGTGAGATGGCTAAAGGGATTGGAGCGGGTGGGCTAGGGCTGAAGTTGAAGCACACCACTGACCCCGTGAGGACTGACATTCTGAACGGCGTTCAACGCCTCAAGCGAGCGTTCAACCGCAACCGCTACCTGATCACCCGCGAGGTCTGGGACAAGGGCGAGCGAGCTATAGGGAACAGTTTGAGGAAGGCGCTCCTGAGCTATGCGTGGGATAATAAAGAGCAACCAAAGAAGGATGGTCGAGAAGACCCTCTTGACGCCCTTAGATATGATTGCATCTTCCATTATTGGGCTGACGAAGTGAGCCGTTCATCATATACTCCAAGGCGTAAACCTGACCGATCAAGGCTGGCGGGTATCACTCCAAACTCAAGGGGCTTCTAATGGCTGACCCAAGCGCTCTCCCTCCATCTCTCATTGAGAAGGTACTTGACCCTAACAATCTAGTGGCGGTTGTGACCGTTGGCTT